CTTATAAATGATGCAAAGAATACTGCGTGTCCTTGTTTTATTTTTGCAACTTTACCTTCACTCATTAATTCTAAATCTCCACCTTCAAATTCAGATTCTGGAGAAAGTAGACAAGTCATTGATATTTTTCTAACTGGTGGTTCGTGAGCCATGTTCACATCATTATCAACATGCCAATCATAAAACCCTCCTTCTGGATACTCTGTGTATTGTGCAAGTTCTGTTATTTGCATACCATCAAAACCAAAATGATTGCCGTTAGTTGTTTTCATAATTTTTTCAATGTCTTTATACATGTCAACCATTTTTTTAAATGGTATCCAACTAATATGTGAAGTCCTAGTTTTAGTATCTACAACCCCACCTTTAATTCCTTTGTCTCCTGCTCCAACAGATGCGTCCTGTTTAGGTTCCGCACGTCCAGCTTGAATAATCATTTTACATTGTTCAGGTGTAAATATAGGTGTAGTCGTCTCTACTATAAAAGATCTCCAACGTGGCTCTGTTATCATATTAATATCCGTATTCTATCCATCCCGTTATTATATATTTGTCATTTGATAGAGGTGGGTTGCCTCTATGAATGTGTGTAAATTGTGAAGGCCAAACTAATAATGTATTTTTTTCTGGTTTGAACCTACACTTTTGATATAAAAATTCTGTTTCTCCACCTTCTGTTACATCATTTAGATATACCATAAAAGCTAGTATTCTATTTCTTGCTTTCATTTCTGCATTCTCACAATGCCAAAAATGATAACCTTCACCTACTTTAGTCTTTTGTATTTTAACTTCTAGTATGTTGTGTGTGGCTAGTTTTTTTAGATAAGAATATTTTTGAACATACAAAGGATATATTTCTTTAAAAAACAAATCTATAAAAGGTTTGTTGTTATAAGTCATTGCAACATTGGTATCTCTTATTGTATCAATGGCGTTATCAGATACTAACATCTCATCCTCTCGTCTAGGATACACTGCACCTTGTTGCTCACATTTATTAAAGTAATTTGTATAATCTTCTATCAATTGATCTGGCATAAAGTTTTTAAATACACCTATGTGATCGTCTCGAACTAAGTATTGTTTATCCATTACACAGCTCCTCTATTTTTAATAGGGTCAAATTGTACATCACAGTTTGCAGCTAGTGTTCGCCTAGTCTCATTCGTTCCATTAAAAGGATAAACACAGTGTCTCATATCATACGGAAACACATAAAAATCTCTAAGGTTCATTGGTGGTTGATAATCTATTTTTGCAAACTGACCATTACTTGCACCTAATATCTGTAGTTTACCGTTCTGTGGTATCTCTGCATTAGAATATTCTTTACCATATGTTGATGGTAGTTTTAAAATCATTACAGAAGATAAACCTGTAAACAACATACCTCTATGGATGTGTGCAGGATTATATTCATGTGCTTTCATTTCATTAACCCAGATAGAATTAAGATGGGTATCATAATCTCTAATTTTATTAAAGGCTAAATAATGTTTAAATATCTTTAAAAAATAATCAGTGATATTTCTTGGCAACATATTATGGTTTTTCATTTTAGATTGATCTTGACCATTGTAAAACAAACTATGCTCATTCTCAATCTTACCTACCAACTGTTTATTAGCAGGTGCTAGTCTATGAAAGTTTTGTTCGTATGTTTGATTAATCGCAGAAAAAATATCTAACGGTACCTGATACTTTAAAATTGATTGACCTAAAAATACAAAATCAAAATTAAGATTTTGGTTTTCCATGTTGTTCAATTTGTTCTTTCTCTTTGTAACTATTTTCTAACTCACCAGATTTTCTAATTCTTTGTAAGGATTGTAGTTGTCCTAGAACATTAAACTTATCAGTGTCAGAAGAATTTTCTGTAAGCTGTCTTGCTTTTTCAGCATACTGCATACCATAAGATTCTAATTGATGTTGGTTAACATCTTTGTCATTGAATGATCCGTCGTTAAATTCTACTTTTAATTTAGACCACATTTTAATTTCTCTCATTCTATGTTTTGCAACTTTCTCCATAGAAGCTTTTGCAAATCTACATTCATCAATATCTATTTGATATTTAGTTAATTTGTATTCATCTTTTTCAGTTTCTATTTTACCTTCTAGCCATTTAATTTTTGCTTCGTTTCTTCTATAATCAAATGATAGTGTCATTAAGTTATCTAAGTATGATGATTGTTCTCTTACACACTGCCAATATTTTGCAGCTTTAGTTGGATATCTATTGTCTTGTAATACAGAAAACCTTGCTTCTGTTTCTGTTCGAAACATTTGTTTCTTGGTCCAAGTGTCTCTAAGCTCGTCTACCATACCTTTAAAATCGGTAAGGTCTTGTGGCTCTAATAAATTATTTAAATGAGTTTCCTCTTTTTGTATAATATCTTTAACGTCTTTTTTTTCTGTCATTTCTTTATCCTTTATAGTTGTCTCTTATATATACTATCTTAAATATATATCAACCCTTAACTAGTTGTAAAAGTCTCTGTAAGTTTACCGTCACCGTACCATTCTTCGGTTGCATTTGTAACAGCTGTGCCATTATATCCACCAGCCGCTAATGCAGAAGTTGATGTTCCAGTTACTGCTGCCGCCCATCTTGCAGTATTTAATGGTTGATCAGTTATCCAGTTAGTTCCATTCCAAGATTCTGTTGTACCATTTGCACCAACTCCATCATCACCACCTGCAGCTAATGCAGCCGTTACTATTCCACACCCTTTTACAGAACTTCTCCCAACATTTAAATCATTCACTTCAGTCCAAGACGAACCGTTCCATAATTCTGTTTGTGCTTTTGGAGAAACAGTTCCACCAAAAGCAAGAGCTGAAGTATTATCTGCACCAGCACCTCCTAAACTAGCTCTAGCAGTGTTTAAATCAGCTACTTCAGTCCAAGCTGAACCGTTCCAAGATTCTGTTATGTTTGTATTAGCTGGAGCATCTGTTCTTCCTCCATACCCTAAAGCAGATGTTGATGTTCCATTTACGTCTCCAACTTCAGTCCAAACATATCCGTTCCAAAGTTCATTATTTGTCAAACTAACTCCAGGACCCTCTCCAGTGAAACATAAAGCAGCTGTGATTGTTCCAGCCATACCTGGTTGTCCCCTAGCAGTATTTAAATCATTTACTTCAGCCCACGCTGTGCCATTATAAGATTCTGTATTTGCAACAGGCGCTGTAGTTGCTCCACCAAACACTAAACCTGCTGTGTTATTTGTTCCAGCTCCTCCAAGAGATTCTCTTGCAGTATTCATATTCGCACCAGTAATCCAGGCACCTACAGCAATGTTTGCGTTCCATTCTTCGGTGACTGCTGTGTCTGGTGGATTTCCTCCAATTGCTAAACCTGCAGATGTTGTACCTGCTCCTCCTGCATTTGATCTAGCTGTATTTAAATCATTAGTTTCAGTCCAATTAGATCCATTCCATAATTCTGTTGCACCTGTAGTTGGAATTCCTCCGACTGCTAAAGAAGATGAAGATGTTCCAAATCCTCCTAATTCTCTCTTAGCAGTATTTAAATCATTCACTTCAAACCAACTTGTTCCATTCCAACTTTCGGTATTTGCTAAAGTAGATGATCCTGGATTTTCTCCACCAAATGCTAACGCTGATGTTTGAATACCTGTTCCAACTAATTGTCTTCTCCCTGTATTTAAATCGTTTACTTCTGTCCAGCTTGAACCATTCCAACTTTCGGTATTTGCTGATCTTACACCACTTGGACTAATTATTCCTCCAAAAGCTAACGAAGCAGTATTATCTGCTCCTGATCCTGCTAAAGTTGATCTAGCAGTATTTAAATCTCCAACTTCAGTCCAACTCGTTCCATTCCAAGATTCAGTTATAGCTTGATCTCCAGGAGGGGCTTCTCCTCCAACTGCTAAAGCTGAAGTTTGTGTGCCTCCGCCTTGGACTGCAACTGTTCTTCCAGTATTTAAATCGTTTACTTCAGTCCAGCTTGAACCATCGTATTGTTCTGTGTTTGTAGAATTTCCACTTCCACCATATGCTAAAGCTGTTGTTTGAGTTCCTGCACCTCCTAAAATGCCTCTAGCCGTATTTAAATTACCACCCGTAGACCAAGCATTACCTAAAACTTGTTGATAGCCTTTAAGCTCTTGAGTCGTGGTGTTATACCAAACTTGTCCTGTTACAGGATTCGATGGGTCTGATGATAC